AGGAGTTTATGCTCGAATTTGGTGTCTTCATCGCCCGTGTTCTGTCCTTCCTGAAAAAAAGAATAGCTAAATTTACCGGCCGGTACAAAAACATAGTCAGACTCAATTGGCGCACCCAAAGATTGCAGCAAGTCTGTGTCGTACTCAACGTCAAAGTTTATTTTTTTAAATCTTTGAATGTATGATAAACAAAGGGGATTAAAGTTAGACTGGTCAAGATCGCCGTGCGAAACCGATCCGGTATCAGAACATCTATTTAATAAAAAGAACAGCGCTGCCCTAACGTATGGGCTATCAAATGTGTTAAAGGATTTTTGAAAAGCCTGAAAAACATCGTCGTCTGGAAACGGAAAATAATACTTGATATGTTCCACAATACGCTCCGGCTCCTCGAAAAGAGTCAGCCAGAAATCGTAGACCGGTATTTCTGTGGTGTGTGAAGTAACAAACCGGTTATCCTCCGCTAAATTAATTTCCATATCGCCAGAAAACAACAAAAAAGTTTCTACGCTGCTTTCGGGCGGTATAAGTGTTTTTAAAATTGGGAGGGACTTAGAAACATGCCTCAAATCTTTAATCGGAGTTCTCATGGACGCTTAACTTTTCCTTAAAATTTTGTAATTTATCTTGTAAGTTGTCTATGCTGGGCATTTCGTTTGTTGAGCTTTCAACGTTCATTGCTTGATTCACTCTTTGCTGATGCTTATAGTCAACATAGTTTTCAATAATGGTACCAGCATCAGACAATAAAATGTCAATCTTGCCCAGCTCAATTCGCAATGCTCGAATCTCGTCGACCGTGGACATACTCAGCGTAGTGTTCGCGTCAGGCTCATCACAGCGAATAGATGATAGTCTATTAAGAGCGTTCAGCACCAATCTATGCACCTCAAACTTTAGCTGGCTTTCTTCGACTGAATATTGTAGTGTAATTCTGTTTTTTTCTTGCATGATTATCCTTTTAATACTTGTTTCTGTTTCTTTAGAATTGTCTCAATGGCATCAGGTGCTCCCACTACAACGATTTCTGTTCCTGTGTTACCTTTATCGATCACCAACTTTGAAAATCGATGGTTAGAGTCGAGTCCATCAACTATTCTACTTTGTTCATTAATTTGTTTAAGGCGCTGTTCTTCTCGCACCATCACAACATGTTCGGGGTTAATATAAACCTCTCGAAGAGAATATTGTGTATTGTTTGTAACCGCTCCTGTGTTACACACTTCTGTTAATCTTACTAACATTTTCCTCCAATGGGTATGTGTTATTTAACTTAACATCCCAAATTTCATTCTTATATAATATCTTGCACCACTTATCCCAATTGTTGTACTCAACAACCACAGCATTGATAGGCTTATCGGTCTTGTGGTATTTGCGATTGTTTTCTTGGACTAAATAAACATCTTGTGGAATATAACATAACTGACCTTTAAACATTGTCAAGCTCCGTTTGAATAATTCCAAAGTTGGTAGTAATCAATGTGCTCGCGCAACTGGCAGCATTCTGTAAAGCTGTTTTGGTGACTTTCACTGGATCAATTATACCACCTTCATACATGTTTGTCAACTTATTATTGCGAAAATCCCAACCTGTATCATTGTCAGATTCGCTGACAAGCTTGATTAATATGTCAGGAGATTCACCGGCATTAAGGGCCATCTGTCTAAACGGCTCTTTGCACGCTTCCTTTACAACTGTAATACCGTGTAACTGATCGCCGTGGGTGGTGTCTATATCGATATCTTGGGAAGCGCGCAGGAGAGCGGTACCGCCACCGCCAATAATCCCATCGTCTTGTGCTGAACGCACAGCCTCCAGAGCGTCTTCGATGCGGTGCTTTCTTTCAATCATTTCAACCTCAGTGGTTCCGCCAACAGAGATGATTGCAACGCCAGATGAAAGCCTAACAACTCTGCTCTGTAAGACTTCACACTCGGGTAGCGAAGCGGTATCTTTGATTTGATTCTTCAACGATTCAATACGCTCATCAATCAACTTAAAGTCACACTTCCCACCAATGATTGTAGTGCCGTTTTTGGTGCTCTCGATTGCCCTAGCGGTTCCTAAATCTGATAATTTTACCTCGGCCAATTTTACACCATCTTCTCTTTTAATAAACTCAGCACCTACAGACAGAGCCAAATCATCAAGCAAGTTGCGGCGCTCTTCACCGTACAACGGTGCTTTGATAGCTGCAATTTTTAAGGTGCCTCGCACAGCGTTCATAATCATAGCTGCTAGTGCCTGACCTTCGATATCTTCTGCCACAAGAACCAATGGTCGGCCCTCTCTGGCGACCATTTCTAATATTGGCAGGATTGGCTCTACCTGTGAAATCTTATGGTCTGTCACTAAAAATAGTGGCTCCTCGTATGCCATAACTGCGCGGCGATCGTCTGTAATGAACGCAGTGGCGCAATACCCAGCGTTAAATCTAAACCCTTCGGTTACATCAATGGCAGTCTCGACAGAACGAGATTCCTCGATGGTCACAGAGCCATCTTCTCCGACTCGATCAATAGCCATAGTGATAAGATTTCCGATGTTTGAATCGTTATTGGCAGAAATCGCAGCGACGTGAGCGATATCCTCTGCACTAGTGACCGGACGCGACATACTGTCAAGGTGATCACATACCTGCTTAATACTAGCATCTATACCTCTCTTTAGTTCAATTGGTGAAACACCAGACACAACATACTTTTGTGATTCTCTAAGTATGGCTCTGGCTAATACAGTAGCAGTGGTAGTGCCGTCGCCGGCGTTGTTGTTTGTCTCAACTGCTGCTTGTTTAATAATTTGTGCGGCTGCATTTTCAAACGGATCGTCGCACGCAACAAAAGCTGCGACGGTCACACCGTCCTTTGTGATGAATGGTGGCTGTCCCTTTTCTTGCAGCAATACGTTTCTGCCTCGGGGCCCTAGCGTGGACGCTACATTGTCAGCCAGCTTGTTTGCGCCCGTCATAATCTTTTGTTGTAGTGTTTGGTTGTCGTCGTATTCTCGACTCATTAGTACCTCTGGTTATAACTATATTATAATCACATTATCCAATAATGTCAAGCTCTATTTGTCAGTTTGTAAAATTTCTTTAGAGCTAATGTTGTTGGCATTAGAAATTGATTGTCCTGCTAAACTATCATCCTTCAGTCCGCCAGCAAAGAATGAGTTAAGGCTATCGGAAAGAATCTTTAATGACTTAAAGATCTCAGTCACTTCTTCATTAAGAATGTCTCTAATACTGTTGACAATTTTTGCAACTTCAGCGCGGCCGACTCTAATAACACCAACCTCAATTGTGTTTGTGGGAGCGCCTGTGTTTGTTGCTTGGGTTTGGTTCATAGAGAAGTGACCTGTAGTAAGGTACCCCCATGAATTTTTAAGTGCAACCTTTTTGCGTTCGGGATTCTTCAGCATATTATACTCTCTCATGGATTCTTCAGGGCTAAGAAATTCATCCCCCTGAACCATGCGAATAATCTCTCGATTTCTTTCATCAGCTTTCTTGGACGCCGTGTGTTGATCTGTGACAACCTTGTTTGCTACACCAATCGCTGTGATGAGTGCTTGACGTCCCGGGACGCCGTCTTTTCCTCGCCATGGCATTTGTGGGAACAGGGCGTTTACTATTTCTTTGCGAGCATTTGGATCTGTCGCAGAAATACCGCGGACAACTCCCTGTTCGACACCGCCAAAACGTTTTGCGTCGGCCGGTTGAAACAGATCATCATTTTCAGACCATTCCAGCTTCTTTGTTAAGTCCTTAAAACCTACCTCATCAATTGGAATTCCGTTATCTTCAATAATCTTTCGGAGTGCATCAATGAATACTTTTTCTAATTCTTGAGGGGATGGGAGCGTGCCGGCGTCGGGCAGATCAAGATCGACGTTAGACAATTGACCACCTTTTAGTGCGTTCATCACCCTACGAGGTATCATGATACATTTCTTTGACGAGTCTTTTGAGTTAGCAAGTATGTCCACAACATTATCGAGAGTAAAATCAAACTGGTAGAATTTTATTTGGCCTTCTTGTTCGAGGTCATCGCCTGTTAATAATTTCGTGCACACAACATACCTCATGGCATTTGGAAAAGATGATGCCCAGTTTTTTGTCTGCTCTCCAGTCATTGTAAGGTCATTAACTAAATCGGTATAACTACCACCAACTTCAAGGTTGCCTTCTTTGTATAACTTCAGACTAACAGGAATCTGCTCGCCGCTTGCACGGTCAATATAGTCTGCGATCGTGCCTGTGTTGGCAGGGATCTGGTACCCATTGACGAGCGCTGCCAAAAATGATTCAAAGCTAAAGCCAGCGGAGGATGCGTTAAAGTTTGTGATAACTTTTGTCAAAGTTTTATAGAACACAAGGTATGATATGGCCTGCACGATGCGTTGTGTGCGATCATTACCAGCGCGCTCTTGCACCATGCCTGTGCCATCGTCGTAGAATTTTGAAACGTTCTCGATTCTAGCCTTAAAGTCATCGCCACCGATGTTACTCAGATAATCTTCTAGCAGTTTACGTTGTGGTCCTTTGATCTCTTCGCCGGCTTCCGGTGTGCGCACATCTGACCAGCCAATCTCTGATACCTCAATGTTCGGGATCATCTTAAGGATCATTTCGATTGCTTCGGTGTCATCCGTGGGCACTACATTCGGCGCCTCTTCCTCATTAAGTAAGGAAACAACAGACATAACTTCTTCAATCATCTCCATTAAGTTCATGGCCTGCTTGAGACCATCCTTTTTGGAGTATTCTTCTTTTAATATTTCTTTAATGTCCACGCTCAAAACCTCAGATAATTATATCAGCAATACCTAATTCTACTGCTTCTTCTGCTGATAAATAGACGTTAACCTTTTCGTTTAGCATTTTAGTTAGCTTCTTTTTTGTAAGTTTAGTATTCTCAACAAGAGCATTAACATAATCGTCTTGTAATGTCTGGATAGCTTCGAGTTCGTTAGCTAGATTTGGGAGGGAGCCGTGGTTACCTCCAATTACATTATGGATCATGACGCGGCAGTGTTTTCCGATCTTGCGCTTACCTTGGGTACCAGAGGCTAAAAGTAGTACGCCGGCCGACATAACCTTGCCAACACCGATAGTGTGTATCTCTGTATCTTGTTTGATAATATTGATGATATCGTATAGTGCGAACATGTCATCCGCAGAGCCGCCGTAGGTGCAAATATAAAAGTCAATTGGCTTTTTCTTTTCCTCGTCCTTCTCGGCCTTGTTGAGTTCATTTAAATACAAGATAGCCTGCACAATTTCAGCTACTTTCTCGTCTGATACATCCGAGAAGAGCCCTATTGAACGCATATCCGGTTCAGGTGGCCCACCCAGAGCGTCAGCATCAATTAAGACAATCTTGTCGTCTTTGTTTTTCTTAGAACCGGCGGCTTCCTTGATTTTATCAATGATGCCGGCATTAATTCTCTTTTTTACATTACTAAACATACTAATCTCCACTTTTAAAAAATGTTTGCATAACTTTTCTGTTACTCTTCAGAAAGGCCATGGCGGAATCCCAATCGTCGAAATCGACGGTGGGCTCAAAAAAACCAGCATGCAAAGCTATAAGAGATGCAACACTTCTTCTCTTAAAATCTTCAATCTGCAAGTTGGACTCAAGTGATATTTTTTTGTATACGGGGTCAGTCTCCAGAATGCCGCACTTATTTAGTGCTAACAACTTATGCGTGGTGGCCCCTGAATACTCTTCAATGCACTTAAGAAATATCGATAACGACACAATTTGTGAAAATTTCAATAACGCTATTGAACGTCTGGCAGATCCAAAGAAGTAAAACGTTCGGCATGTGAAATATCCGAATACAAATACTAATAAATTTAAGGCAATTTGTTCAAAACTCATTATTCACTCAAAAAATAACCATCAACGTATTGATGGTTATTAAATTATAACAACGAAGTACTCATTTGTCAACCGTTATTTGTCAAACGGTTGAAGATTTTTTCAGTGAGTTCTTCGGCAAGTTTTTGCTTGCTATTTTCAGCATGCAGTCTGGCGGCCACGCGCTTGGCAACTTCTTGAACGATTGCCTCTTTGCTCTCGTAGACTCCGCCCATGTTCCCGGGAAGCTCTTCTTCCTCTTCTTCTTCGGGGGGCAAATCATCGCCCACAGGCTCTTCTACGTCGAGTGCGGCTTCATCACCTAAGTCATCACCCCCTTCTAGGGAATCCACATCGTCACCCAATTCTAATTCATCATCTGCTGCTTCAGAGCCATCGTCCATGGATACATCCACGCCTACCAAGTCTGCTAACTGCTGAACCAGATCCATAAACTGGTCTTCGGTGTCGCCACCTCCAACGTCAGCATCCAAGTCAGCGTCCAAGTCAGCATCCAAGTCAGCGTCTAATTCAGCACCCATATCGTCAACAGGTGCATCCATTGCAGGAGGTTCTTCTTCAACGTCGCCCAGTTCGGCGTCCATTTCAAGTTCTTCTTCCTCTTCTTCGGCAACGGGTTCTTCGGTACCGTAGCCCAGTTCGTTTAGCTTGACATCACCAATCGGGGCCAAATTAGCGAGCTTCATGAAGCTGCGAATTTCAGCCTCGGTTAATAGTGGTTTGCGAGCCATTGTAAATTCTCCTTAAAAATAAACTCAATCTTAAATAGTAAATAATTTTGATAAATGACCTAAAATATTCATTAAAGAGCAAGGTCACTCTTTTTTAGCTTAGCTAATGCCTTGCTTTCAATCTGTTTAATTCTAGCGAATGAAACACCTAAGCGTTCAGCAACCTCTCTCAATGTTAGAGTGCCGTGCTCAAAAACTGTTACCAATACACAATTATATTCTTTGGGAAAGTCGATGAAATGACGACAATCTTCATTTGTGCATGGGGTCTTATTTAATATACACACGCGAGAGCACATTTTTAATCCATCTTTCATCATAAATCAGGATGCTCTTCTGCTATTAAATCAAATATATCATCGATCTCACCCTCATTAAAGCCAAAATCACTGGATATTTTTTTGCCCTTGGAAATTAACACATTGGACTTTTTTAATCTAGATTTGTTTAATGTCTGCTTTTGTGTAACACACGTATTGATAAAATTTAAAATGTTCTCATCATTATCGTTAACACCGTCAATAACTGCTCTAAAAAATTCTGACTGCGTTAAGGAATTGTGACGGAGTCGGACAATGAGTTTAGCGTGGTCATGATCTGACACATTAAAAACTATCCGCTTTATATCATTGCCATATTTGTCAAACTTCTCGGACACTACCATTTCCTTGTGTTGATGTGAGTCTTGCTTTCGCCAAATCCAGCACTTGTTTGTCTGATGAACACTGCTTTGGAACGCAATTCTGACATGCTTCTAGCACCAGAATAAGAGAATCCTGAACGAAGTCCGCGTTCCAGATCTTCTAGGAGCGGTTGGACCGGTCCGCGATACGGTACCTGACTAGCAACACCCTCAAAAGAAGAATACTTGCCTCGCCATTTTATCTGAGCCTCTTTGGACGCCATGCCACGATACGTCTTATACTTAAAACCATCGCGATCTTCAAATACATTCCCCGGAGTCTCTGTAGTACCTGCTAAAAGAGACCCACACATGACCGCATCTGCGCCGGCGGCTAAGGCTTTAACAATATCGCCAGAGTTTCTGATGCCACCATCAGCGATAATGGCTACATCGCGATCAGTCTTCGCGCATTCAAAAATAGTTTGAAGCCCGGGCATGCCGTGTCCAGTTTGAATCCTAGTGGAACATATAGAGCCACCACCAATATTACAGCGTACCGAGTCTGCACCCCAATCAGCCAAATCGTTAACACCCTGCAGAGTTGCAACATTCCCGGCCATAATATGCGCTGATGGTGCTGCTTCTCTAATGTCTGCCAGAGCCTCTTTCATGAGCAGATGGTGACCGTGAGCTACATCAACACACAACACATCAACGCCGGCGCTAATTAATGCTTGTGCTCTTTCTATATAATCGCCCGTTACCCCAAGAGCAGCGCCAACGATAATGTTATCGTGCGGATTTGTTTCATAAGCGCGAACAATCTCCAATATCTGGTTTTCAATACTATTATAACGGTGGATGATCCCAATACCACCTGCCGTTGACATGGTTGCTGCCATTGTACCGGCAGTAATAGTGTCCATTGGGGATGAAACAATTGGTAAAGATAATTTAATATCTTTTTTGAGGCTCACGCCAATGTTGATTTCCTTCCTTGAGCGAATGTTGGAATATTGAGGCAGCAATAGAACATCATCATACGTTAGGGCTTCAGCATCAATCATTCTTGTTGCTCCCCTTCTTTTTTGTAGGTCTCTTGGTGCTTTTGGCACGGCGCATCGTGGACGAGTTGTCTTCTGTGATAACGGTGCTGGAGCTGGGTCCAGAAGGTGCATCCGCATGCGATATGGGCGACGGGGGTGCAGCTGCTGGCGCTTGTGGTGCTTTAGGGACAAAGTGATTCTGCAATGTTCCATACGCCTCTTCGCACTCAGACAGCGCCTTTGCGTGTTTAATAATTTCATCAACGTAGTCGGTGTGACCTGAGACGCCTACCGGGTTGTTGATCAGCATTTCAATAGCTCCATAATGTTTAAGCGCGTTGGCCTGTAAGGTTAGTAGCGCGGATTCTAAATTTTTAAGTGATGCCATTTGTTATTTCTCCTCTCTCTTATTTTCAATAAAATCTGTAATCTCTTGCTCAGAGTACCATGTACCATCGGGTCCAGAATTAGGGGTTTCGGGGTCAGGAAGAAATTCAACCTTAGTAGCGCTACCATTGGTTCGAACATAACATATGGTAGGAACACCATAAAAATCATATTTTTCTTCAAACCCATCACCATCTTCCATGTTGAAAGCATAAAAATGAATATCATCATACCTATCTGCCAACTTTTTGTATATTGGAGCAAGGTGGTGACAGTACCCACAATTTGCTCCATAAAATTTTATCATCACAGAGTGCTCTCTGTACACATAACCATCAAGTATCTTCTTGACGCTGCTCCTGTCTATCCTTTGTACTGACATGTTCCATAGCCTCCTTTGTTTTTTGAATACAGTCCGGACAAAAAAGTCTAACGACCTCTTGTTTAACGACAACCGACCATGATTGTAGCATGTCTTTGTCTTGTTTGTCAAACTCTTTTTGACAAGCCGTGCATTGTTGCGGTAGTTTGCCAAACTGGGAAATTTTTTCTGCGAGTTTTTCAGATGCATGCGAGCTTGCGTATTTATTCATCGCACGGCGCTGCTTTCTATTCATCTGTTCATCGCTCCGAATATCTGTCTTTGGTTGCATCCATCAAAAACAACAATTGCAGATGGGAATGGGGCTGAATTATCACACTCACCAAACTTCAAACGTCCCTTTAAAAAATATACTTCATCAGCACGCATAACATACTGGTGCCAATATTTGGTATCAGTCCGCGCCGGGATAAGCATGACAACACGGGTACCGTCTTTGCGTGATTCATCGAAGGATTTCTTAATCCACTTATCAATGCCGCGGCCATATGGCGGGTTAACAAAAGTTGTGAAACCTTCCCAATCTTTACTGAGTCCGTCTTCAGCTTCAGTAAAGAAATTGGCGCACTTTGTATTGTGTGGGTTGGCACAAGGATCTAAGTCAAAAGGTCCAAACCTCCAATCAAGTTTATCAAAAAACTCTTGTGGCGTAGACCACTGATCTGTTTTTGAGCTGAACATTAACTGTTGGGTTAGTTTATTCATTAGAGCCCTCGGAAATAATGTCGAAGTTCTCTACAACTTCATCAATATTTACCTTGTGCTTAAATAAGCGATATGCCTTGACCGCGGCGCGGATTTCGTCTGTGTTTAGCCAACCATTATTGCGGAACTCAGATCGCAATTCGCGCTTTTGTTCTTGATAAGGTTCGATGCAGTCTTCAATGGCTTTGAGTGAACGAATATACTCTTTAACGTACTGCTTTTTTTGATTGTTTGATGTAGCCATGTGGCCCTCCTGATTTACTCTAATATTATAACAACGAATGAGGCGAGTGTCAAGTATTTATTCGACATGAACTTTAAAAACTTGATATATAAAGTTTCTTATTAGACGTTCTTTATCTTCTTCGGTTTCACATTCAGCAAATTTATAATTATAAGTCACTTTCTCTTTCTGAATTTGTGAATCTAGATCTTCAATTTTAATCTTCATCCATCTAGTTTGTTGTTTGTAGTTCTTGGGTGTTCGGACGCCAAATCTTTCCGACAGATCAAGAAGGAAGTAGTATCTTTCTTCTTTCAAGGCGGCCTGTGCTTCTTTAAACAATTCAAGTCTTTCTGCCTTTTCGTCGTCGGATAAATTTTGCAATCGATCGGGATGAAGGTATAAAGCTATTTGTTTAAAAAGTTTTGTAAAAGCATCAGCTAATTCGCGCCCATCTTTAATAAGTACCTCGTCATGATGGACCGGATCGGGCGTCTGATGGTGGACAACCAAGGCGCCATCTTGATCAATATCCGTATCTGGTATGCTAATTCTTTCGTCCTCTGGTATGTGTTCTTGTATTTTTAATGCTTGGGCAGCTAATAGATTTTTATTTAAATCTTCCAAGTCGACTTCCTTTCGTTGGCAAAAATCCTCAAGAAACATTTGAAATTCTTGTGCGTGTGATTCATTAATATCTTCGATGAATTCAAGCTCACTGTGTTTAAACCTAAGTTCATTTAATGTTCTCTTCCATTTCAGTAAATTAGATGCACGCACGACACTGGCTCCGTGCTATAATTAGCTTAGCCAAGTAGTTTAAATGTCCTGCCAACAGCATAAGTTGAAAAACCCCATTGCTCATCATACTTTAACTTTGCCATGTACGGTCGATTGGTGAAAATCTTATCTTTTTCTGGCTTAATACCCCAGCACCTAATCTTTTCAGTCTCATTGTTAGAATCAATCACCTCAACAATCCAATAGGCTTTACCATTCTTGGTTTTCTTGGGCACAATCTTACGTGGGATAAACCAACATACACACAACTCTGGATCGAATTCGGAGATAGGGGGAATATATTTATCCTTTAATCTCTGGATCGTGGCTGCGCTAATAACCAAATTCATAGGGAATACACCCGTTAATTCTGTTTTAAAATGTATTATTTCCTCTTCGGAAAAATCGCCTTCGGGAGCATATGCCTCAATATTCTCGGCAAACTTCTTCTTGTTTTTCGGTCTATCAACAACAGCCGCAGACCAGAAATGTTTGCGACCAGTAAATCTGTCATCCACAAGATTGTCCATGGCGCCGGCACGACACAGAGCATCAAGCGCTTTCTTATTTAACTTAGAGTATGTTATCTCATCCCTAAAAAGCAAGTTTTCAATATCAGTAAATGGTCGGTGTTCCAAAATCTGTTCGAGCGCTGAGTCGCCAAAACCCTTGATCGATGTGAGAGGCTGCACCAATGTCTTATTGTCGGAAGCAATCTCCCATACACGACCTGATTTGTTTAAGTCAACTGGAGCAATATTGTACCCAAAAGACTTGGCAGTATTGATGGCCTTTTCTTTTCTTGATTCTGGTTCCTTATCCAGAAACGCTGCAATCCATTCTGATGGATAATAATTAAACAACCAAGCACATTGGTAAGATATGATAGAATAACTGACGGCGTGTGACTTGTTGAAACCATAACCTGAGAAGTATTCAAACTTGTCCCACAATGACTGTGCTTCATCGACTGGGATCCCTTTCGCGTTACAGCCCGAGATAAACTTGTCGTGCAATCTACCCTTCACAGAACCTTTGCCGGTTCCTTTCTTGGTCAAGACCTTGCGAAGCATGTTACCTTCGTCCAGTGTCAGTCCGCCCAACTTATGAGCCAACAGAGCAATCTGCTCTTGGAAGATCAGGAAGCCAAATGTTTCTTCGGTAATCTCGCGAGCTTCGTCGGACAGATATTTAATATAATGTGGCGCTTCCTTTGCTTCAACATAGTCTGTGTCGACGCCGGCCGATAGTGGTCCGGGGCGGAAGATTGAAGTGATAGCTGAAACATCAATGATATTATTTGGCTTGGCGCGTTTGCAAAAGTTTTGTGCACCGCTCTCTGTGAACTGGAAGATGCCAGCCCACTTGCCCTTGTGAAAGATGTTGTCATATACTTGTTGGTCTTCTAAATCAATAACGTCAGGATGCAAATTCTTTTCATAATAGTCTCTTATCTGTGCGAATGTAGGTTGCTCGATGTTGTGGTGGCGCTGCAAGATAAGTTCAATCGCACCCTCCATCATCTTGAGAGTAGAGAGACCGAGCAGATCGAACTTAATGAACCCCATTGGCTCAAGGTGTCGAACGTTCTGCCCCTCAGCCCATGGAGCCTGACGGACCCCGCCAGAATTAATCAGCGGCATGTTGGTGTCAAGATTCTCTGCAATGACGACACCGCCGGCATGACGGGAGCAAGAACGCACCTGCCCTACAAGACCCTCAACGTGTGTCTTAACTTCCGGATACTTGTTCAGATATGCCTGCAAAGTGGGAGAGAATTCCATCACCTCTTCCCATGTGGGAGCGTAGACCCCAGCCTTAATGCCGTGCTTACGCTTAGCTTCCGGAGTAGCTTCACGAATCATAATAGACGTTACCGTATTAGCTTCTGTAAATGGGATGTTGTAAAGCTTTGAGATATCCTTAATTAAACTTTTGAGCTGCAGCGTGTTCCAATTAGAAATCGGAGCAACGCAGTCCTCCCCCCACATCTCGACAAGCTTTTCTTTCAGAGCCATCGAGTCAGACACATCGTAATCGATATCTGGATAGTCTGTTGCATCCGAGCGTAAGAAGCGAGAGAACAGTAATCCATGCTTAATCGGATCGACCTGAGTAATGTTTAACGCATAAGCCACCAATGAGCCGGCTGCTGAGCCGCGGCCGGGTCCGGTGAGCATCATGTCAGTGGCTACATCAACAATCGATTTCATGGTTAGGAAGTATTTCGAGAAGCCGCGGTCATCAATAACGTTCAGTTCAAGCTTCAAGCGATCGGTATACTCTTTGTTAGTGTGTAAGCCTTTATCTTTCAACCCCTCAAGTGCGAAATTGACAAGCGCCTGTGTCGCAGTGAAACCTGCCGGCACAACAAACTCAGGAAGGCGCACGGTATTATCGGGGAGAAAGTTATCAATCCTGTCAAATGCAATGCGGTGGGTCTCCTCAATGCTATTAAGAACAACATCGTCGTCGTACTCAAACCCGCTGGAGTCTGAGTATTGTTTATAGCTTTCCCAAATCTGATCTCCATTCTTTGGATAAAGCTCGTAACCAATCTCATCAACGCCTTCGGGAAGCTCTGATTCTTCTTCGGCCCATGATGGGCGGCCTTTTCCAAGCCAACCGAGGCGCTTATAAAGCTCCCGGTCCTTCCAAGCATCAGGGTTCGGATAGTGACTATCGGCTGTGGTAATAATCTTAACACCCTGCTCTTGTGCAGCCTGAATCACA